TAGGAAACGCTTTACATTCATTTTGTTGTCCTTCAGTCGGGGTCAGGTCGGGGTATGTCTACCGATTCGGTAGGTCTATGTCAAGTACCCATAATAGTTTTGAAAGCGTGGTGAACGACATCGGGGTGGTCGGCCAGTAGTGGGGCTACTTCGACATGTACCCATTGGGCGCCTTTTGAACCAATAGTGTTTTTGTCGTACACACGCCAGGCGTCACGATCACAGCGGTAGCCAGCGCCCCAGCCTTTGGGGTTGTTTTTGTAGGTGCCTGCATAGTCGTGGATTTCCTCAATGCACAAAATGTCACGGTGCGTGTATAGGAAGTCAATAAGTTTGATTCTTTGGGCTTCGGTGCCTTTTAGGTCTACAGCTCGCCAGGTGGCGTGTACCGATTTCTTTGGTGGGGTTGTGCCAACCATGTTTCGATCATTAAAAATGCCAATGTTGGTGACGCCGAATAGGTAACAGCAGTAGTCCACAAACACTTTGGTGCCTTCACGCTTTTGGGCGTGCACGGCGTCTTTGTTGCCGGTATACGGTCTAATGGTCATCGTCTTTATCCTTGTCTTTAGAGTCACGCAAACCATTGGCCGAAAGCAAACCCAGTAACCCACCTAGCAATACGGCAAATGACCCCGAAACGATTTGAAGCATTTCGGTGTCATTGGGCGATGGTTCCTGAGGCTGTACAACAAACACAAGTGAGTACAAAATAGCCACCATTGAAATGCCAAATACCATCGACAAAGTAATGCCAACCATAAAAACCAGTCGGGCTTTAATTTCGCTGTTTGTTAATCGTTTTCTCATGGTATGCACCTGGGTGCTGTTGGTTTGGTTTCGCAGGTGTCACGGGTTCTGTCGTTGCAGCTTGTCACCACAACCATTAGTGCTATGGCGAGCACGGCAACAGCAATAAGCGTTTTCATGATCTCGGATTATTGCTGTAATAAACGCCTTCAATCACCCATGCTTCGTATTCTTCATCTGTCATGGTGCGTTCAATTTCGTCGACTTGAATGTAAACGGCGTTCTGTGGGTATAGGGCTTTGTATTCGTCAATAGTCATGTTTAGTACCTGTATCCGTAAACGTAAATTGTTCCACCTGTCATTGTTGACGATGTGACGCCAACAGTGAAAGCCGTGTAACTAGTTGTATTGTCTAAAATTCCCGAACCAACAGCGGCAGAACCTGCAGAGCCATCTGCGTAAGTGCCAGTAATAATAGTGTTTTCATTTTTAAATGGGTTCAGCAAATCGTAAACACCTGCCATGCCAACAGTGGTGCCAGGGCCTAAACGATTCCAACTAGAACCATTATTCGTAGTAATACCTGAAAAAGCGCCAGTTGAATAAATAACGCCAGCTGCACCCCAATAATATCCAGTGGTCGTTGACCCAAGTTGCAAAGTCATGTAAGGGCCACCTGCGGCAATTGAGTTGGCTTGAACAATAATTCGGTAGTGATCATATTGTGAACTAAAAGCCCCAGTGACTGTCACGCTTGAAACAGCAGAACCGATGGACTGAGTTTTAACAAGCCACAAACCCACAGCGTTCATGTCTGTCGAGTAGAGAATATCTCCATTAGCAAAAACTGGGTATGACATCAGTGGTTCTCTTTCATGTGTTTACCAACCTAAATAGTTTTCGCCTAGAACACCCATTGGGGTGCCGATCACAAACATATCGTAATAAGCGAATGGGCTGGCGTAAACCGTGAAGGTGGTTCGTTCGGGTGTTAAGTCAATGTGAACGCCTTCTAGGCGTATCAGTTCGGTTGTTTCAACTGCGGCACCAGGCACCAAATATTTCAGATTGTAAGTAAATGCGCCTTGAGTTTTGTACAAGTCAAGCCAGGTGGCCATCAAGGCACTGTTGTTTGTTAGGTCATCAAAACTAAAAACGTATCTTTGGGTAGTTGGGTCTCCCTGGTATAGGGCACGGAATTGGGCAAGTGTGCCAGCAGGTACAGCACCGATGTTGTTGCTTTGCACGTTCTCTGAATATTTGCCGTAAAGATTGGCGCTGACGTTGTTTGTGTAAGTAGCTGTGCCTGCCCCATAGTTCACTTCGACGTTGTTAATCATTGACTGGCCGGCACGGATACGGTCAAAGGTTTGGTAGCCCAAAACGCTGGCTGATGGTGTGCGGCCAAATTCTGCGTGGGTGGACATGACTAAAGTTCGGCGTGGGTTTAGTTGGAACGTTTGCCCGAACATGGCACAGCTGCCGTTTTCCGTTATTTGACTGATCTGAATAAAGTTAACGCAAGAGTCAACCACTGTGTATATGGCGCCGTTACTGTCGCCGACTGTTGAACCAACAGACATATCTGGCGGTAAAGGCCCACCCAAAGCACTTGCTAAACGGGCGACTTGTTGGCAAGTCGTATTTGACCCAATGACGGTGCTATTGCCTAACACCCGTGCAGCACGGGCCAGCCAGTCAATGCAAGTAATGGTGGCAGTCGACAAACCTACATTGCCTGGGTAGTCCGTGAATTGGATTTCGTCTACCCAATACTTTTGGTTCCAGGCTTTGGTTGCGCCTTCCATGTAATACAGGTCTACACGGTCATTTAAAGTAAAAGCTGCTGCTTCATTAGCTTGGTTTTTAATGGTGATAGTTAGAGCAGAACCTGAAAAATAGTCTTTGTATGATTGACGCAAATACATGTAATTTGCTGACAGAACGCTGGTTGTAAAAGTTACGCCTGTTGTGTCGTTTTTGAATACCCACGGTATTTTTGCCATTACATGCCCCTGGTATTAAGCGGCACGTTTCCGTTTAGGCGCACATACTTTTGTAATGCTCTAACAACTTCTTGTGGGTTGGCGCTAGTGACGTTCACGTTAATTGTGTTGCCACCCATGCCACCACCGGCACGGTTTAGCGGTATGACTGCCTCAGGGCCCCGTTCACCGATCATTGCCAGGGTCGGGCCTGTCACAATTCCCCCGTCACCTAACACCGGTATGTCTGGCACTTCAAATGATTTACCGCCTATACCTAGTGGCACCCAACTGGGGACAGTAAAACCTAAAGCGCCTACGGTTGAGTTCCACAATTCAGCTATGCCATTAAAAACAGTTTTGAACGGCTGATATATCGAGTCAGCTATAGCGCCAAAAGTGTCAACGGTAAAGCCAATGATGGTTTTAAATATGCTAATTATGTTGTCTTTAAATTTGACTACGGCAGCAATTGCTAAGCCAAAGGGGCCAGCAAGAATGGCAAGCAATAACGGCCAGTTGTTTACAACCCAACCAAATCCTTCTTTAATTTTGTTCCATAAAAATTCGGCAGATATTTTGACGCCTTCAATTGCGTCACCCAAAAACCCAAATTTGGCTTCTAACACAATGATGGCGGCAATGATGGCCAAGATAACGCCAACACCCAATGCCGCATAAAGGGCATATGTTGAAATGGTCATAATGGCTTGCGCCGCCGCAACAATGGCTAAGACAGCGGCGTGGGCCGCCATGGCGCCGTTAGTAATAAGAATGACTGCACCAATACCTGCGATAGCAGTACCGATGGCCACAATCTTGCCAGTGTTCTTTGACGCCCAATCTGAGATTGACACAAAGGCTGGCATGAGTTCTTCGACAATTGGCAGGACTGCTTCACCAATGGATTCTTTAACTTCGTCCATTCGGATTTTGAGGCCTTCCATGCGGCCTGCTGTTGTGTCTGCAGCTGCTGCCGCCTGGCCACCAAAGGTTTCACTTAAAGCTTTAAAGACTTCGCCGGTCGTGGCGCCTTCTTCAATCAACGTTGCTAACGCTGGGTCAAGTTTCTTCAGTGGCCCCATAACGCCATTAAACGCTTTGCCTAACGCTTCAGAGACACTGCCCAAATCTTTAGAAGTTCCGGCTGATATATCTAACGCAAGGTTTAACAGGCTTTGGGCTTGTGTTACATCGCCCGTAGCTCTGACCAGGTTCCCAAAGGCTGGGCGCAGTTGGTCATCGGCAACAGATACTGCAAAAGAAGTTTTGGTGATGAAATCTTCAATTGAGTCAACTTGTTTGTCGGTTGCTCCAGTGACATTTTTAAGTGTTGTCGCCAAAGCCGTAGCCGACTTTTCATCTTCGGCAAACGCTTTGACTGCGTCAAATGCGGCATAGGTGAGAACACCTAAAGCGGCAGCTGCAGGCATGGCGGCTTTTTGTAAAACAAACTGGGCTTTTTGTCCTGCCGTTTCTAGTTTCTGAAATTCTCTAACTGCTTTGTCAATGCCTTTTGCGTTAAATTCTGAAACTATGGGAATTGAAATAGCCATCAGATCACCTTCATATGTTTGTTGACGCTGGCCATGATTTCTTCAATTAACTTTCGCATGTTTGCTTGTAGTTCGTCATCGGCCCGTTCGTATGACTTCCACATAACACGGCTGGGGCTACCAAACCTTGCGCCCAATACGGTAATCATTTGCTCGCCACGTTGTGTTTTGGCACGGCCTGACAAGTCAAATAGTGCGGCGCTTTTGCTGTTCCATTTCAAACCGAAAGTGTTGGCTTTGGTTTTTTTGCCTGACACCCACGGCTTAATCAGTTTGGCTTGTTTGGCACCGTCCCACGGCAACAACGCTGTGGCTTCATCTTGCGCCCTACTAAAAAAGTCACGCTGGGTGCCACGACCTACAAGGCGTGAAGTCTGTCCTTTGGCTTGTGCTGCAGCTTGTCCACCAACGCTGTAGCCACGCTTCCAACCAGACATTGGGGGGCTAGTCGGCAAATGGGCTTGTGCGTCTTTAACAATCGGGGCGACAATGGCGGCGTACTGCCTAGTGATTTCACGGCGGTAAGTTTTGTCAACACCGTTTAGGTAGGCCAGCGCTTCTTTAACCCCAGTCACTTCTATTGTTGCGCTAACGCCCATAGTTACTTTCGGCTTTCGTTGATGACCTTAATGACTGTCGCTAAGTCGTTGGTATCAAACTCTACTTGTTGCGGCCAGTACCCTGTCGCTACTAGAACTTGTGCTAGTGCGTATCGGTAGGTACTGGCAAAGTAGGGCGGTCTGTGTCCTGGTTAACTACTTCGAGCACTACCAGCTTCTTAATGAAATCGTCAAGCACCACCGGCACAACAACGTTGTGTTGTTGACATGCCTGGTGGGCTAGATATGCCAAATCTTCAATGCCGATACCGCTGGCCATGTCGCTGGCTTTGCGTTTGAATTTGCGTTCCCACGAAACAATGGTGAAAAGGTTGGTGCTTACTTCTACAGGGCCATCGCCCTGATCGACTCTAAGTGTTAGTTGCATGTCGGGCCTTTGCTGTTGTGGTTGCTAAATCAAGAAATAACGGTGGTAAGAACGCCACCTTGAAAGGTAACTGAAATGGTGCTTAATTCGCCCATAGTTGCGTCAATCACTGGTAATTCAGCCAGGAACGCCCCCACTAATTCAAATCGGGGTTCCGTCGGGCTGGCTGTCGTTAAGCCTGCAACCGTGTTTGAAACCTTGACAGTTGTGGTGGTGCCAACAAGAGCTGCAAGTGTTGCGTAAGTTTCGCTGGCCGCATACGACATGTAGAGCTCTAGCGTGATTTCTTGATTGTATAAACCTGAGACAAACACACGGCTGGTGCCACCAAAGGCAGTTGCTTCTAGTGCGTCTACACGGTTGGTGACCATGGCGCTGGTGCATTGGTCGGTCAATGAAACGCTGTTGACCATTACGCCTGGGTTAGAAAGATATGTCGAAGTGGGCATGGGTTAGTCCTTCTTTGTGTGTGCTTTAGTTTTAGCAGATTTTGGGGCTCGGCTGTCGCTAGGTACTTCATCAGACTTGATAAAGCCGTGCGCTAGTAATGCTTCAATGTTCGTGCCGGCGCCAGGCACAAATTCTGCGCCTACAGTGCCAATACGTTCGCTAATAATTGTGTATTTCATGTTCACCCTGTCTGTGCTTGCATGTCAATGGATAAGTCATAAGCTGCAAAAGTCTGGCCACCAACAGGTATGTAACCAGGGCGCCCAGATTTAACGGCCACATTCTTTGCTAGAACCTGCGCACACATGCTTAAAACGTTGCGTAAGCCGTCAAGATTGCCTGGCCCTAGTGTCACTACTTTTACCGAAAAATTCATGGTGACGATGTTGTAGTTAAAGGCGTCAAAACTGGGTGCGTCAATAAACACGCATGGTGGGTTGATCTTTTCAGGGTCAAACACCACACGCAAACCAGTGATGGTTGCCAGCGTTGTCGCCAAATCATCTATGGCTTCATTGAACAGGTCGGTGTAAACAGTCATCACGCAACCGCTGGCCGTGGGATACCGGCTAACTGTTTGATTAACGGCGACAGGCCTGACACTGCAGCTGTGCCCATGTCGCTAAAACTTGCGAATTGGTCTATGGCGCCACGTTGTCTGTAAATCGAGCCACCCATCATGATCGTGGCTAGTTCTACATCGGCGCTGGGGACAACGGTCAATTGGTCGGTGTAGCCAGACTCTTGACGTCTACGAAAAATGAAGTTGTTGGCGCTGTTAGCACACTGAGTTAAGAAAGCCGTTTCGTCGACACCAGCCAATGCAATTCCTAGCCAGGTGCCAATTTGTGTGCCAGTAATCCACGTGCAAGTTTCGGTAAAAGTAAGGGTGCCAGGTGGGATTGCGGCGCTTCGGTTTAAGTCATCGCCTGCGTCGTAAAACAACACCTGATTTTCAATGGGTATTGCGTAGTCGAATGTGAGATCACCGCTACTGGTAACACCAGTAAACAGGTATGGGGGCAAGTTGTAAACGGTGTGTGTGCCGTTCAGGCCGTGACCTAAACCTGCAAGCGTAAACGATTGACCCAAACCCAGTTCGGGTTCCGTCAGCGTTTGAACAACTGCGTAATCGTCCAAACGCTGATGGAAAATAACAGAATAAACAGCCATGGGCGGCTAACCGCCTTTCGACTAAGCCTGGGTGATTTTACGAATCATGCTCGAGTTAGCAGCAAAGGTTGCGGCGTAACCAAACATTGACATGGTGCGTGAAATAGTGCTCGGGTTTTCAACCGAAAGCAGGCCACGGTCTTGGCGGTAAATTTCATAAGCATTTGAGTTAAAAATAACCATGGTCTTTGCGGCGAAGTTGTTGTCAACCACGATTTGCAACCCAAGTGGGTTGGCGTTTTGGAAAGCGTTAATGCCACCGTTACCAATTGCGTTAAACGCATTGAGGCCACCGCCCGTGTAACCAAAAATCGGGCGCTTCTGGTCGTCGGTGAGCTGCATCATTAAGCCCCATGTCGTTGGGTCGACAGCGATATGGGTTGGCAAGAAGTTGGTGGCGGCAACTGTGGTGACTGCACAGTCGTAGATCGACTTGAGCAAGTCGGCCACGGTCAAGTCCCAAACGCCATCAGAAGAAGCTGCGGCCACAAGGTTGTCGCAAGCAAAGTTGTCGATTGCTCGCAGGTACTGACCGGCAAGGTCTTGCATGATGACTGCCATAGCGGCTGGGTCAGTGAAGTCCACCGTCTGGTATGACAACGTGGTCGCACCAGCAAAACTTTTCTTTGTGACGGTGTTTGCGGCAATCACGCTGGTGGTTGCTGACACTGCGTCAAACTGTGCGGCCTGCTCTGCAACAGTCGGGTGGGTTGTCCAAGTCGGGCGAATGAACGTGGCACCAGTTCCGCCACCAGGCATTGCCCTTGTTCCCACGGCTGTCAAAAGCGGAGAAATGTAGTTAATATCAGCGAACACGGGGCCCAACAACGGCAATGGGACAATACCACCGACATTGGTGCTAGTTACATCGCCAGCTGCCGCTTCAATTGGTGACTTGTGGTAGGCACGGTAATCTTCCCAAACTTTGTTGGCGTTAGCGGCTTCAATACCGCCCTTGTGGATTGCGGCCATGAATTCGAAAGCGTTGGGCAGGCGTGGTTCACGCTTTGCCTGGGCAAAAATTGGTGCCGTAGGGATTACGGTTTCTTCAACAACTGTGGGGCTGGTTTCCATTTTGGGTTCTTCCTTTGGTTCTTCGACTTGTGGCGCTTCCGCCGCTACTTGACTGATCGTAGCACCAGCAAAAGCAGGCGTGGGGACAAGGGAAAGCTCTACCCAGTCAGCCGCCAAAATTGTCATGTTGCCTTCATCGTCGTACTTAAATTCTGTGGGGTTGACACCAACTGAAACGCTGTCAATGACACCGTCAGCTGCGAGCACTAACGCTTCGTCGCCGGCACGTGTGTTTGACACCTTGGCTGTGAAATACATGGCTTCGGGGCTGTCGACTCGTTCGGCAACCAAACCAACGGGCTGGGTTGAATCGTGGTACATGTAAAGGCGTGGTGCTTTGCCTTCAACGGGCAAACTGCCTGGTGCGAATTGCACGGTGGTGCCATCGCTGACAGTTGCGAAAGTGTTGTAGGGCACTGCAATGCCAGTGATTGTTCGGCGTTCTTCACCGTCTGGGCCTGCAGCTTCTACAGCGAATGTGTTTGAAGTAAATCGAATCATGCCAATTCTTCCTGTGTGTTTTCTTGTGGTTGTGTTTCTTCAGTCATTGGTTCCATGACTGCGTACTCTTCTTTTTCTGTTTCTAAAAAGTCGTCGGTATCCCAACAAACATATGTGCCACGGGGCAACTGTTGTGACAAGGCGGCCACGATTGCTTCGGCATACATCGACAGGCCGAAAGTCCACAAGTCAGATTTAGCGCCAGCGCTGTTTGTGTAGGCGTAACTACCTGTTGAAATACCCAACAAATACGGGGGCACATTGCACAAGTTAGCGATTTCACGACTCTGGTAATTGGCGGCGTCAATCAACAACATTTTGTCGGGTGTTGCGTTGGTTTCTGTGTATGTCAAAAATTCGTTTAGTGCAGCTGTCTGATTGGTTGCACGTGCCTGGTTAAACGCTTCGGCCAGTGCGGCAAGTTCAGTTGCTGACAAAGGCTCACCGCCAGTTTGTTTAAGGACGCCGGCCGGAATCGCGCTTGAGCTATTCCTGTACCTGGCTTCTTCTAGTTTTAGTGACGTAGCGATTGTTTGCTCTGACATGTAAATCATGCCTTGTGTTGGGCTGAAGATTTGCACAACATCTTTGGGGTCTATGGCGCCACCGTTGAAATAGATTTCTTTGCTTTTACCAAACCACACTGGGGGATTTGCGTCGGGCGTCGTAATTGAACCTTGGGGCAAACGGGTGGCGCTGGCCATGTAACCGTCTTTTGTGCGACTGGTGATATAGAGATAGCAACGACCGAAGAAGAAAAGATCGTCAAAGATCCACGGAAATAGGAAGTTGTTTGGCATTTCGGGGTCAAGTTGTCGAAGCCAGGAACGGGGCGCCAACGGCACTTCTTCCATTTCGCCTTCGGTTTCGTTCCACCGTTCCGTGTACATCTTTAATTTCATGCTTGCCAGAACTGAAGCCATCAGGTCACGGCTTCGACTGATAGCGGCAACGGACATTGCACGGTTGCGCATGACGCCTGCCTGGTAGCTCCACCAGTCACCAATAAGGTTTGGGCCTGCGACTTGCGACGAATAGTAAGCACCACCAACTGCAGCTGCTTGCACGGTTGGTTCAGACTGGGGCGAAATCTGCGCCTTGTTTACTTTGTTACTTGTAAATAATCCCATGGTGTTTTCCTATCGGGGGGTGTCCCTGCCCTGCCCGACGCAGGACAGGGACTAGACAAACATTAGCGTGGCACAGGTTCACGGTGTCCTTGAGACAGCAAACATGGGTTTGCCAACAACCTTTGGCCGTGAACTTTCGGCGATCGCCCACGCCATGCACCGGCACAGCTCTATTGGGCCTGGGGACTTTTGCGAACTAAGAACAACACCGCCACCAGTTTTGGTTAGCACTGCACGGTTGACATGTTCAGCCAAAGCGAGTTCGCCACGGTGCCGTACTTTGCCTTCCACAATCATTTTTTGAATCAGGCCCGAATACTTCAACAGTTCGCCGTAACCGATGACGCTACTTCGACGTTCCAAATGTTTGGGCAAATGCAAATGCAAAGCAGGCGTAATGACCAGACTGGTGGTTGTGTCTGCCATGACCCGTTCTATTTCTTCCCACATGGCATCTTCGGTGTCCACCATAAATTCGACACAAACATGCGCTTTGGATTCAAGCACCGATGACCTAACGCCAACATAACGCCCGTCTGTTAAATCGGTGTCAACAGCCAACACGCCACCAGGCGGCATAGGTTGGTCAGTCTTTTGTTTGTCCCAAACGCCAGGTTGAAGCCAGGCACCACGGGCCGAAACCCACATGTTCAAGTGTGCTCGAAGAAACGAATCTTTTTTGCTGACAGCCCTAAGCGCTTCAATGGTCACGGTTTGCCCCATCGCTGGGTTGGCCATAATCCAATTGCTTTCTAGTCGGGGATCACTGCCAGGCGCCATAGAATATTCGGCAAAGTAAAGGTTGCCGGTAGTCCCGTTGTCAATTTCGCTAATAGCGGCTTCACGAAAAGCAATCATGCAATCACTGCTTTCATCGCCTGCCGTTGACCACATGCTGAGTAGTGGGCCACCGTTACCCCTGGCAATTTGGCTGGGCCTTAATGCTTCGTCGACTACAGCTGCCGAAATATTCCACAATTCGTCGATCAAAATACAGTCGTAACTACCACCGTGAAGGTTTGGTGTTGCAGCTCTAACTTCCCACGTGGAACCGTCGGGCATTTTTACGGACTTACGGCCCATCGCATTGGCGGCCTTACCGCCGAATTTGTCAACAAGTATTGGGGCAATGAAACCGAATATGGCTTCGGCACGGTCAAGCTTGTTAGCCACCGAAAGCACCGCCTGGGGCTTGCCACGAAACGCCGCCAGTTCAGTAATCCACCAACCAATCAGTGCTTGCAATGCAACGGACTTGCCTTGCTGTCTAGCCGTGGATACCAGAGCTTCACGAAATTGCAGATTGCCTAAACCGTCATGGGACAGCTGGCCGTTCAACACATGTTTTTGCCATGGCATTAGTTCAATGCCCATGTGCAAAGTAGCCCATTGGGAAATCCCCTCCCCAAAACTGTGCTGATTTAAGCCAACCGTTTCGAGTCTCGGTAAATGCTTTTCAAGCACGGCCAGTTCGGGCTGGTTACCGCCAGTTTCGCCCAAAATGTTTTCCGAGCA